CGGGTTTCGCTGACCAGCGCGGTCGACTCGAGCACAACATTGTATGTACGTTTCTACAGACATCACAGGACTCCAAAACACAACAACGTTTGCAGCGTGTAACGTAACGCCATGAGATGCCGCTTGTGGTTGAATGACTAGAACCTGTGGCTCGGTCTTCTCTTGAAAGTTTTTGAATATCTCGGTGCGCTTCGTCATGTTGATGTCACCATGAATAGCTTCACAGCTAATATTGTCCTTGTTTAACTCTGACATAATCTTCTCGATGCTATGTCTAAACGGACAGAATATGAGAACTTTGTGACTGGCCTCACTGATAATTTCTTTAAGCGCCGTCATGCGGTTGCCCATGTCAAACTCAATAATCTCGCCTGAGTCAGCGTATATAGCACCGCTAGATACCTGTAACAACTTTGTGAGCATAACGCCAGCGTTCACTGCGGTAACGTCTTCACCAGCGGCTTCAATGAAGAACTCTTTCTTCAGCTTTTTGTAATACTTATCTTGCTGTGGTGTGAGCGGAACGTCACGAGTAGTGTACATAACGTCAGGTAAGTCTAGGCAGTCTGCTTTGGTGTAACGGATGGCAGGTTGTAAGGTCTTGAACACAATGTCTTGTGCGTTGAAGCGAGGTATCCAGCGGAACTGGCTAACCTTTTGCATCACCATATCTTTGAATGTGCCTGCGTACTTAGGTACAGATGCTGGGTTGACTAGCTTAGCTAACCCATATGCATCGGCTGGTGATTGTGAAGCTGGTGTACCTGTCATCATCCATAGCCATGTGTTAGGTTCAAGGATGCGATTGAGTGCTTTCCATCGACGAGTTGTAACTGTCTTAACATAGTTAGCTTCGTCAACTACGATCAAGTCAAAGTTTCCATCCTTAATTTCTTTCTCTACAATCTCAATGCCATCATAGTTAATGATGACTACTTCAGCATTACCACTAACAATTTGTTTGCGCTTAGCGGCTACACCATGTGCAACTGCTACTGTTCGATGCATTGCTGTTTTGAAAAAGTCTGATTGCCAAGCCGCTTGCATAATAGATAGTGGGCATACCACTAGCATACGTTTGATTTTGCCTTGATTCATTAGATAGTCAGCCGCCCAAATGACAGCAGAAGTCTTACCTGTTCCTGCTTCGGATAGGCAATACGAGCGTGGGTTAGCAGCTAGGAATTGTGCAGTTGTGCGTTGATGATCGAATGGCTTATGAATACCAGGCCATTGATAGTCTCTACTTATCGGAGCGGGTGCGTTCTTGATACGCAAGGCAGATAATGCCAGTACTTCATCTAGCTCCCACTTAACAGCTACTTGGGTTATACCATCCCCTAGGTCTTTAACTACTTTACTTTGGGGTACCTTCTCAAGGATTAGCTCGGGACGGCGTGTGTTAACTAGTAAGGCTTTGTCTTTATAGATTTCCATGTTCACCACTTATCATGTGTTTAAAATGCGGGTTACTTAGTATACATGATTTTGGGGAAATGTAAAAGAAAATAGGCTGACCACGGAGAGAGGGAGAGAGGCAGCCAGCCTATTTAACTCGTAACGTGAGTCAATCGGTCAATACGCAGGACTTAGATAGGGCGTTCTGCTATAAACTGACATAGTAATTGTACTACTTTTTCTTTGTTGGTGTGTTTTTCTTTACACTATTGTCAGAGTTACGGCTGAAGCTACTGTTCTGACTTTTTGTTCTGATACGTGTATTAGCTTTGGTATTGCTACCACCTTTAGATAGAGGGATGATATGGTCAATCTCTTTACCGTCACCTTTTTCTACACGTCCATCACGGATAGCTTCACGTCTTGCCTTGTTACGTGCAACACGCTTAGCGATTTGATCGGGTTGTTTCTTGTATTCGTTTTCTTTAACGTAATCTCTAGGTTTTGTCATGTTCTATTCCGTTTAACCACAACGCTACTTGCATCAGTTCAGCCGCAGAGTAAGCGTTTTTAATTAGATTGGCTTTTACCGATATTATAGCAATATTTTCAAGAACGTAACCCTTTTTTGGGTCTATTCTATCTATCGATGGGCTACTATCTGAAGCTGATACGTTACCTGCGAATACAAAAGGTGTTCCAAACACAGGACATGCATCAGGAACTAAGCTAAATATTTTTTTGTTTGATAGGTCATACGGTAAGTTTTTTTCTTTGGCTCTACGCTTCGCTCGTTCTACTGCATATGAAACCCATAGGCTTTTTGGATTGTCTTGCTTCCATTGTTGCGCACGAGTGTAGTTAATAGCTTTTTTTTCTTCCGTATATGCTTCTTTACTTCTTTTAGATGCGCATTGTTTGCACTCGTTACTTAAGCCATCTTTACGCCTAGAGCACTTATAGTACTCAGACGTAGATTTATCTTGATGGCATCGGTAACAACGTTTCACTACTTACCCCAGTGTTGACAACTTTGTACAGGGCAGAAGCGTTTACATGCAAAGTTAGGTGCGGCATTGAATACATTGGTCTCGTACGCTACATCCATACGTTTAATCAGGGTATCCCATTCGCCTATCATGTCATCGAAGTTGTCCATCTTATAATCTTCTTTGAGAATTTCTTTGCTGACTAAGAACACTAAGCCTGACTTGATTACTTCAACCTCAGGAAAGTGTTTGAACACGGCGGCACCAAGTAGAGATAGCTGACGAGTATCTGCATACTGACTAGACTTACCTGTCTTGTAGTCAATAACAGTAGCGGTCTTGGTCTCAGGGTTTACGATGAGCAAGTCGATTGCACCACGCCACCATACATTACTGTCAAAGAAACCTGTAGGTTCTAAGTCACGTGTCAAGCCAACCTTGTGCTCGCAGTATTTCTTGCCTGGGATTTGTTTCAAGCGGTCAAGTGAAGGCTGAAATTGTATAAACTTGTCAGGTAGTGGGACATTGTCACGCACGTACAACTCCGCAGCTTTGTGAACTTCGTTACCATACAGAAAGTGTTCTGTGTTTGGGTCTTGTTTAATATCTTTAGCTACATAAAGATGGTAGTACTGTTTAGGGCACTTTTCAAAAGTTGTAGCAGCCGAGTACGACCATGTCTTTAATCCAGCCATTATTTTATTTCCTCGTATCCGATGTTACCGTTGTGTCCGATGATTTCGAGTCGACGCTCTTCTTCCTCAGTCCATAATTCCAACTGGACAGGTTCCACAGGTTTATCGGCGGTAGGTGTAACCTCGGCCACTTTATTTTTGCGGAAGATGTTGTCGAAGTTGTCTCCGTATTTTTTGGTGACTGCTCGGGTTGCAATTTTATCCCCTGTGATGTCGTTGTAACTTGCCATGATTACTCCTATAGTGTTGCCATAAAAAAGCTACCATCATACCCAAGGCAAAGGACTGCCAGTAGCATTGTACATACTCATTCATCAAAGTTAACATCGCGTGGCTTCCAAGCGTAGTATTCTGTCACTACATCTTCATAAGTAGCCCATGCGGCTCTAAAACGCATATCATAAACTTGCATAATACTTAGTATTTTATTTTGCATGTCTTCGTCTTCTGTTTCATTTGCAAGCAAGCTTAAATCGTCTGTCACTTGCCAGCACATTAATACTTCTTGTTCTAAGTCTTGAATTTTATTACTCATGTTTCCTCCTTTATAGTGGATATAATGTTAGCTTTTGCCTACATATCATCCATTACAATACATAAAAGTTACTCGGCATCCTTGTCTTCTAATAAATCACCGCCAATTTCAGACTCATCTAGCACAGGTTTAGCATGGGCCGATTGCATCATACTCATGCACTTAAACAATCCTTCATAAGTATCGCTGCCACAGGTAGCGTCACTGTACCCTACAGGTTTACCGCTATAGTCGTAAAAAACTTCTTTAATTTCAAAGTATTCTCTTGTCTCACTGTATGATTCAGGTTCATCTTTAAACCTTACAATTCTATAGTTCCAACTCATTTTGATACCTCGATATCGTTGCAATTGATACGTTATATTCCATCGCTAAACCAATCAGCTTCTCGCCTTTACGTGCTTTGATCTCTTGTTTTTGTTCAGCGGTAGGTTTACTTTTTGTTAGTTTAGGTTTGGGGATTTTACGTTGTTCCCTATGCCATTGTTTAATCGTCAGTATTTCGTGCCAGTTCATTGATGTCTACTTCAATCTCTTTATCATTAGGCATTACAACCATAGCAGTTGTAGGGAAGTGACCTATGCTTTTTACTTCAACAACACACTCCCCTGCTGTCCACCACATCCACTTATCTAAAAAAATTTTATTCTCTTTCATGATGGTTTTCTTTCTAGCCACATATTTACAAAGTCTAAGTTTTTTTGTAGGTCATCTCGCATTTTGATAATGTTGGGTTTGTCTTCATCATCAATCCACCCATTTTCGCACTCAATACCCCCACGGGCTACCATATCTATTTCGTTACGCACTGCAAACTCTAAATCTTCTGTAAAACATATAAACTCACCATCTGAAAACGCATCTGTTGCTACTTCTATTTTAGCTGTCGCTCCTTCAAGGTTATATCCAAGATGTGGGGGGCTATCATGAAGCATAATTTTTAATGTATCAACTGCTATCTTTTCTAGTATTGGTTGTAGGGTTTTTTGCATATCTAAATCCCCAAAACATACTCCTTCTATATTAATTTCTCCGCCTGTGTATTCCATGCTAGTTCACCTTTGGTGGTTGTCTGAAACCATCAGGTACTTGTCCTTCGGTTAGACCCTGCATTACAAGTAGTAACTTCTCAAGCACTTTCTCGTGGTCATCAAGCCGTGCTTGCATACCTATTAAACCATGGTGCATCGCTGTTAAAGCTTTGCGTAGTTCTGCATCAGTTAGTGGTACCCCCGCTCCTTGTGGTTCACTCATCTTATTTCTCCATGTCTTTAGTTAAAGCTGTGAAAGCATTCTGAGTAAGGCTCATTATCTCACTAAGTACTAAGACTTGACCGCGCTTAACTCCTTCTAGAAACCCTACCTCATGCCCTTCTTCAAACCCTTTGTGGTAAGAGTTCTCGTCGTAGCCTTCCATTTTTGTTACGTCATCTGCTGTACTCATTTTGTTTCTCCATATTTAGTTTGTAATAGCAACTCACAATAATGAATTGCCTTCTTAATATCCTCAGCACCGTTCTTAGCATGATGCCTGCAGATATACTTCACCACGTTCCCCTCTAAAAAACCTAAATCATTTGCAGTGATAAACTCTACAGGTTGTATCTTCATATCCTTGTAGTGATTGCCACCTTCTTGCTTGCGTAACGCATCATGCCTGTCATACTCTGCTTGATAATCTATGAACTCTTTATCCGCTCCGCTCCCCATAACCTTCTCTCCTTTAATCCATTTCTCGTAAAATACCTTACTTGGCTTCGCCATAGTTATCTCCAACTCCAACTTCACAATCCAATGGTAAGTCAGCACACCATGCAGGGGCGGTCGTCATGCATTGTCTAATATATTTGACACACTCGTCAACGTCATCCTCAGGACATAACATTACCAACTCATCGTGAATAGTCATTACGACATCATACTTCTTCGCTACTGCAATAAGCTGTTCTGCGATAATATCACGAGCTAAACTCTGAATGCAACGCTGAAAAGTTTTAGATGGGTGAATATACTCAGGGATGATTGATCGACCTAATAGTTTGTCATATACCCATGACTCCCTACCATCATCTGTACGTATCTTGCGTAGGTTTGGTAGCCCAAGTGACATACCATTTGGCTTCATCATACAATCCAAACCGCTTGTGATAATGTTGCCATTACCCATTGCATAGTTACTACAATTCCGCACTGACTCAAGCATCATTGCTGCATCGGCCCACGCTTGTACTAGCTCAGGGTTGCTGTTTCGATATGCATATACAATCTGTTTAACTTCTTCTAGCCCTTTGTCTACACCACCTTGTTTTAGGATGCTATGCATCTTAGCGGCTCCAACACCGTAAATACCTGATAAGTTAACTACCTTAAAGATAAACCGTAAGTCTTTGTCAACTTCGTCATAAGGTGTATTGGTAATCTCTGCGGCTGATTGTTTGTACAGGTCAACGCCATCTCTAATCTGTTGTATCTTTGACTTAGAGTTAGCGAACCAATAGGCTAAGCGTAACTCAATGTTACTCAAGTCAGCGGCTACAAGCTTCATACCTTTAGGCGCACAGATAGCTTTACGTAAGGGTGAAGTACGAGGTAGGTTCTGCAGGTTTATCCCATCAACACCCGACCAACGATGAGAAACGGTAGCGCCAGCATACTTAAGAGGAACAGGCAGTAAACCACGATTGGCAATAGAAATAAACTGACTCGTACGCGTTTCCTCCAACGTTGATTTATTACCCAACCTCGCGGCAGTGAGAACTTGAATGACTGGATTCTCGTGCTCAAGTAGTGCCTTAAACTCTTCATCAGTTTTAGCAAATGCATATGTTTCCTTCCCTGTTGTGTGGCTAACCTTCATTGGTGGTTCAACACCGTGTTGCTTGAGTAACTCTGCAAACTTAGGGTTACTCATGAGGTTATCTTTATCAACTGCGGCTGACGCTAATAGGTCAGCTTTCTTTTTCTGAACGTCATGTAGATGACGTAGTAACAGCCCTTTACTTAGCACAAGTTTAGGCTCGGTGAACATCCGCATAGTCAGATCAATTAGTTTAAGCTCAGCTCTAGGGATTCTTGGCAACATGAGGTTAAATAGTTTGTATGTAAGTTCGACGTCGTTCTTACAGTACTCGCCATACTGTGCCAAATCAGAAGGATGAAAATCAATACGACGTTTACCAAGCGCATCTAGTACCTCTGTTCCTTTCTCTCCGATACCATAGAACTCAGATAAGTTTGCAAGTGATACTGACTGTGTAAGCCCATGTAGCACCTGCCCCATACTCATTGTGTCAAATAGTCCACGAGGGTGTATATCAAATATCCAACTAAGGATAGCAGCATCAAAGCGCATATTGTGACCCAACGCAAAAGAGTTTGCCCAGTCATAAGTATTGAGGAACGCCTTGGTATCTTCGAAGTTGCCCGAGAACCATTGCGTATCTCCTTCACCTTCTTTAACTGCGACGCCGATAGTTTCAAACTGTTCATCCCGAATGTACTCTTCCGTGGTGAATTTCTTAAGTCCGTAGTCTTTCGCATAGTATGTCTCAAAATCGATTGTTATTAGGTTCATTCCCATACCTCGTTTTTAATGCTTTCTAAAGCTTGTTTAGCAGACGTAGTATGTCCACCTGAATGACGCAGGTAGGTTATCAACGCTGAACTTACAGGGGTATCAAGAACAATGTATTGTTTTTTAACGAACTCAGACTCCGTTAACTTCGTGACTGTTAACTTGCCTGACTTCATTGGAATTAGGTAGATAAACTTCCTACCTTGTTTATAGACTATAGCAGTCTTTGAGTTATGGTCTTTAACCACACTCGGTATTTGCAGCTCCACTTCTCTCTCCCGTTTATGCTACTTAGTTCTATGCTCGTAATCGTCACGGCAGTATTGGTCACACCACCGCCAGTCTTTACGTATTGCCTCGCCACAATTTAAGCAGAAGCCTGTGCCTTTAATAGGCGCTTCTTCTTGTCTATACTTACGTCTAAACGCTTCTTCTTTCTCTAAGCGTTCTTGGGTTAAATCTGCATCATCCGACATGTTTTAATTTCTGTATGTGTATTCTAACTATTAATAAATCCACTACGAGTGAGTAGTGGAACGGTGCTTTAGGTTCCATGAAGCGAACCTCTATTCCCAACATGATGCCCGATATAAATGATAACTGAATAATATTCACTAGAACGGTGCCTCCTCATAAGTTTCATACACCGACTTAGGTGTTTCTATAGATAGTTTCACTATCGTAGCATTATCTTTGTTGGTTGTAAACCATTTAGCCTCACGAAGCGACCTAAATCTTTTGATCGGCTCGTCATCTAGGTAAACTTCGTGAGTAAATGGTAAATCAGACACTCGGTTCTCGCATGATATAGTAGTCGGTATCAGATGTGCGCACACCTACATCTTTTAAGACTTCGCCTACATTGGTTAGCTTCAACATCGCTATCTTTGGGTCATCTGACGTCATACCTACAGGTAAATAATGGTGTGTTAAGTCCCAACCAATAGCCTCAGCATAGTTCTTAACCGTATACATCTTGTCCTGATTGCTTGAAGTCATGCTCTGAGCTTGTGCCGCAGCCCAATAGCCCTGATTGCTAATAGCCGTAATAGACCCCGCTTGCCCTAATGCTGTGCTTGTTGTATTCATTAACGGATGTGTAGATGAACCTATACCTGCACCTCCCCCTCCCCCTCCCCCTCCCCCTAATATTGGGCTAAACCATGCCATGAAGCATCTCCTTCAATTCGTCTAAGTTGTTTTCATCCACAACCAGTGCTATGCCACCGTTCTTCTTGATGGCAATCAGGTTGCGGTCTTGTATCTCAGTAGTCTTGTTGCCATTTGCTTTACACTCTATCCCTAGAAAGTGACTCTTGTAGCACACCACGATATCAGGCACACCTGTCCTCATATAGCCACTCGCTACAGGATAGAAGTAGTAGGCTTCTAACTCCTTCAACATCTTAACTACTTGGGCTTTCACCCACTTCTCACTTACTTTTTTAGCTACCATTGTGGTGGCTCCTTCCCTAGTAATCTAGCTTTCTCTGAGGCTATCTCTTTATCTTTCATCAAAGTTATCACCAACTTAACCACATCATTTTTAGATAGACTAGCTAAAGGTCTAGCACTATGTAAGTATGCAAGATACTCTTCGTCGTCATCACCTTCCGTCAATAAGAAGAACTCATTGTCTTTGATACCTACACCTTCAAGGTATTTGCCGTTCTCGGTTAGCTTTAGAATGGCAACTTTCTGTCGTTGCCTCTTCGTCAACTTCGTGTCTTCGTCATCAATTTTGATTACTTTCATATCATATCCATAATTTCAGTAACACGTGCTAACACTTCTTCACGTGCACCGACACTCGTCCGTAACTCATCAGGAGTTACACCGACTAGAGATTGTTCCAGCGCCTTTCTCGCCTGTTCAAGTTTAGGGTCTTTGGTTACGTTTAGTTTGGTAAGCAAACTTGTTAGCTCTAACGCATTTTCAATCAGACTGTTACGGAATATCTTTCTATCCTCACCACTCAATCGATCGACCATGTGTTCAAGCGTTCCATGTAACCTAGCCCATGCATCTTGCATTGCTGCTTCAACTCTAGATTCATAAGCCTTCTCATACTCTGTGCGCATCTCTTCACGTATTGCATCCTCTACATCTATGCGGAAGTCGTTAATCTCAGGCACAGGCATAATAGTGTATTTCATATTGAACTTTGATGCAATCTTGTATGCGTCAGGATATTCCGAGCGGTCAAACAACTGACCAAGGCGATAAGCCATGACCGTAATGATGTTAGGATACTCATTGATAAAGTTGTTTACACGTGTTTGAAACTCTGCTTCATACACACCTAGCTGAGTCTTGTAGTCAAAGAAGTTGTTCATCGGTAACAGACGTGTGCCTGTGTCTGACCATGGTAATGTTTGACGAGCATGCCACTCACGAACTTCCCCCGCCAACTTCGTGATAGCTTCGAGATGGTCTGACCCTGCAAGGATGTGCTTGTTGTAGTTACCCGCCTTGGTTGTTGTGCGTTTGTTAATGTCAATCTCTTTGGACACGTTGCGGTCTAGCTTACGTGCAGTCCATACTGAGATGTTAAGGTCAATCAATACTGCGCTTGATGCGATACTTATAGCCATGTTATTTCTCCAATCCTAATAATAAATCAACTGCATTAACTCCCGTAACTTCTATAGTTGGGCTGACATCATCGGGGTCTTCAAGCATGTATAGACTTTTAATCATAGCTAACCCCTCCTGAGCAGTCCCTACTTGTTGTGCTGAATATATACGCACAGTAAATGTGCCGTCATAAGAAGGCTCTAACTTATATGTAATACGTGTTTTTTGACTATCACTCATTTTGTTTCTCCTAG